ATTCTGATTTACCGGTTTCCTTCCTCTCCTCTATCTGTTTTCGATACTCTTCGGTTGAAATAGTCATTGAAAATCACTCGTCAATTCTCTTGTTTAAAACAAAATTATATTCAGCTGAAATCAAAGTCAAATCCTTTCTCTGCTTTCATACCAGCACCAAACTTTGAATTATCGAAAGCAGGACCATTGTCAACTAGATCCTCCTGCGCGATATTCTCAACGTCATACAGCATGAATTTCTTGATATCCACACCAATAACAAACTTTCGCTTGTAGTTGATATCGCCATAACGAGATTTCAACTGAATGCACATAATTTGTCCTAGCTCATCCAACTCCTCAGTACGTATCATTGCGAACAGATAATCGAGAGTCATAGGAAGTCCGAAAGATTCAGATGTATCAGTCACTGAGATGTCGCTATTGTTTGCACCGCCTCGATTCGTCTGTGTTGCGCTCCAGATAGGAACGTTGAATTCAACTGCAAGCGCTCGTAACTCCTCAGCGATACTCTTGACTATGGTATAAGAATTGTGAGTACCACCGCGTAATCTCTGACTGGCACATATGTTGATATAATCGATGTAAATAACATCTGGGATAAAGTTCTTCTTCGTCTTCAGTTCATCAAGTAACGCTCTGAAGTGACCCGCATGAGCAGCGCTCGTAGGATATTCCTTGATGACTAACTTACCATGAGTCTTCTGTTCAAGTTCAGCCACTTTACTAACGAATGAACGTCTTCCCATCTTATGCAGATCGTCAATATCGATATTAAGCAAGTTGCAATCGATACGCTCAGCGATACGCTCTTCGGACATTTCAAGCGTGATGTACAGCGCGTTCTTGCCTTGCTTCAGAGTTGCTGCAGCGTGATGACACAAAAACAGAGACTTACCAACACCAGTCGGCGCAAGTACAGCGTTCAATGTCTTTCTAGGAATACCACCTTTAGTTACCTTATTGAACATTTCCAGATCAAAGCGGAGGCGATCTTCTTTTAGATGATAGAAATCATAACGGGTTTCAACATCTTCATAAAAATCATGACCAACAGACTTATTAAATGAAACTGAAATCGCATCTGCAAGTAACGAAGGTAAAGCATCTTCAGTATATTCCTTGTCCTTACCATCCAGAATGTCAATCGAACGCATGATTGCATTATGAATAGCCTTCTCTTTACAGAACTTCTCAGTGCGCTCGATCAACCAATCTGCTTTATCAGATACGTGAGTGAGACTGGAAATGATATCCTGAATCTGATCAAATTCATCCTTCTTGATCTGGATTTTGTCTGCATCGATAGACAGGGTAGTTACATCTGGCGTCTGATTGTATTTAATAAAGTGATTGTTGATCAGTTTGAAGACTTCTCTATCTCTTCGGTCATGAAAGTAACTGTCCTGTAAGAATGGTATTACTTTCCTAGCATATTCGTCGTCATTGATAATCTGAGATAAAATAACTTCTTCAATTCTCTTAGTCATATTCCACCTTTATAGACAACCTCAGCTCTAGCTACTGCAGCCTCGAGCAATGATTCAACAATAGTTCCCACGGTCTGCCTAAATGCTGCCGTATCCTTACCATTATAATCAGGTAGCATATTATATTCAAAACTTAATGTATAGGTTCCATCGTCGTTTGGTTGTTCAGCGAAAGCGATCTCGCCGAGGGTGAATTTATATCCTTTGAACTCGCCCTCGGTGATCTCTAATACATGCCAATCATTCAGCTGTTCCTCAAGCACTTTGTACATTTAGTTTCTACCGTTAGATTCGATCAGAAATTCAGGCTTAGGCTGCGACACTCTACTTTCTTCAATCCCAGATCGTTTATCATAGACAATTTCATCTGTTGATTTAACACAAAAACATGCCGAGCACGTAGGATTCGTTGGAGCGTTAGGTGCACCACATTTTGGACAAACCCATCCATAGTTCATTTTGCATTCTCCAACGTTATTGCAGATGTCCAGTTGTACACTCTGCTGATTTGCTTAACTGTTTTTGCAGGACCAAATTCTCCAGTTTGACTAACTGGATCCCATTTCCAATCTTGTTTAACTTTTTCATAAATCACTTTAACTTTCGGTACCTCAACCTTATAATTTGTTTTGGTTTTCCAATCGCAGTTCTCTTGTATTTCATAGTCAATCGAATGGATATTAGCGACTAGCATGTAACTAGTTCCAGACGTTGCCACCATTGCGATTTTGTCACCAACCTTGAGTTTTTGCTTGTAAAATCCTACTGGGATTTCTCTTTTCATTCTTCATCTCCTTCTTCCTGCTCAAACATTTTTGCTACGCCCAACTGATAACGCGCTTGCACTGCAGTTTGAAATTCCTTATCTGTCAGAATTGGCAACCAGAATTCTTTGTTGAGCGTATCAGCAAAGCGATAATTCTTTTCATCGCCCGTTCGTGTATACCATCCGTTCTTAAGCTTTGAGGTATAACCAAGTTCGATGCCAATGTCCATCAATCCAGACCAACGACTAATGCCGCTATCAAACAGCACTTGGAAAGTGCACTTGCTCTTTTCCTTCACCATCCGAGATTTCTCAATGTTGATCGTGAAGTTATAACCCTGAATACCATCAGCATCCTTCTCTTGTGAACGACCGATGATCCAGATAGCGTTTGCTGAGTAATACAATCCAGTTCCGCCGGCGACAATATCCTTAGGATACAAACCGAGTTCCTTGTATGTGTGATTAACAACGATGCACGGAAGATCTTTTGTAGTTAGATGGGGAGTGATAATGCGGAATAGTGACTTCATCGCCTTGGCGCGGGACATATCAGCAACAGACTTTTCATCCAATGCGTCTTCAACTTCTTTCTTTGATGCTAGGTTACCTACTGAATCGATAAAGATTATCACCTTGTCACCGCGAGAAATTCCTTCAAGACGCTTAGAGATATCGAATTTTAATTGCTCGACATGTTCAATAGGAATATGAAGAACTCGATTGGGATCGATGCCGTTTGCTTGAATATACTCTGGCGTAACGCCGAATTCAGAGTCGTAAAACATACAGATTGATTCTGGATATTGTTTCATGTACGCCTTGACCATGATAAGACCAAGGTTAGACTTGAAATGTTTACTGAGACCAGCGATTACGGTAAGTCCAGAACTCAACCCGCCGTCTAATTTTCCAGACAGGGCAATGTTGATAATGGGAACCGAAGTTTGAATCAGATCCTTTTTGTTGAACAGAACTGAATCTGCGAGAGAACCTGCTTTGATAGAACCTACTTTTGCTAATTTATCCATTAGACTCATATTATTTCCTTTTTTGGTTGATTGATTATGCATGAACCATATGCATATCATTATATATTACATCATCCGACACATATATTCAAATAAGTTTCGGGAGTCAAACAGTGTTGATTCGGGAATATCTAAAAATATATCTTCTATTTTAATCCTTGCATGTTGTAATGATCATCCGAAAAAATCCTCCAAGCTTGATGTTTTCTCTGGTTGCCAACCAATGGCATCACAAATTCCCTTTAGAGGTGCTATAAACACCTTTTCCCACTGTTTGTCATAATCGACCTGTTTTCTGATATCCTCAACGTCTGGAAATTTACCATATGACGGAAAGGCGATTACGTCTTCCCGCAAGATGTTAGGAGTGAGCAAGTAGATAAACTTAATTTTGTCGCCGTTTTTAACTGGGGTAACGTCTTTATTTTCCTTGTAAAAATTATTGTAGACAAGGCTACCTCTGACGTGGATGGGAGTGCCTTTCTTATAAATCGCTTTATTATCAACATATTTGTCCAGATCAGACACTGATCTAGGAAACGAAATATCTTCAGGCGCCGTCTTATTGAATTCTGCTTTGAAAGATGAAACGTAATTGTAAAGCGCTTGCTGATCCTTCTCGAAGATCGTAATCAACGCCTCTTTTAGCTTCTTACGAACCATCAACGGAGTCGAAGATTTGATCAAGTCCATGCCCATGATCTTCAACTTGTACGGCGTATAAGTCACGCCTTCGGAATTATGCAC